GCCAGTAATTACTGATCCTACTTTCCAAGAAGCAATTAAGAAACGTTATCAAATTTCACATGGTAAAATAGTGACTGATGATGAAATTGATCAAGCTTTAGCAGAAATTCCAGATGATACAGAAGTTGAAGTATAATAAAGAACCATACGGTGATCATGAATATCTTTTAGAATTTATAGATCACAAATTTTCAGGCATACAGTTTGCGCTTGGTAAAGTACAACTATTAGAACAAGATGATAAATGTACTTTAAAATATAACTATGATATAATAGAAAATAATACAGAGTTAAGTATTAAGCATGAACTAAAACAAAGCTTTGAAAAATGTGTGGGTGATCTCGTCGTACAGATGATCGACGAAGGTCTTTTAAATAATAACTTAATTTACTACGGCGGTGTAGATGAGAATAGAACAAACAATATTAAGTAACTTACTTCATAATGAAGAGTATGCTAGAAAAGTTTTACCTTTTGTTAATAAGCGATACTTTTCAGAACGTAAAGAAGCAATAATCTTTGAAGAATATCAAAACTTCTTTGACAAATATAATAAACCGATTACGAAAGAAATCTTAGCCATTGAGGTTTCTAATCGTAAAGATCTTACTGATAAAGAATACAATGAGTTTTCTGATTATATCAATAAGATTGAAAGCGCCCCAACCAATACCGATTGGCTCTATAATGAAACAGAATCTTTTTGTAAAAAGAAAGCTGTGTATAATGCCATCCTAGACTCAATCGGTATTATTGATGGCAAAGATAAACAAAGATCTGAGGATGCAATTCCTTCTATGTTATCTGATGCCCTTGGCGTTTCCTTTGATAGTCATGTAGGTCATAACTATATCGATGATTCTGATTCTCGTTATGAGTTCTATCATCGAGTAGAAGAAAAGATTCGATTTGATCTTGACATGCTTAATAAGATTACAAAGGGTGGTTTATCTAAGAAAACTCTTAATGTTGTTCTTGCCGGTACTGGTGTCGGTAAATCTCTATTCATGTGTCATGCTGCAGCTGCCAATCTTATTGATAACAAAAATGTATTGTATATCACTATGGAAATGGCTGAAGAAAGAATTGCAGAACGTATTGATGCAAATCTACTTAACTTATCAATGGACGAACTCAAAGTTGTTGATAAGAATGTTTTTGATAATCGATTAGATAAAATCAAGCAGAAATCTCAAGGACGACTCATCATCAAAGAATATCCAACTGCCGGAGCCCATGCCGGCCATTTCAGAGCTTTGTTGGAAGAGTTGAAAATGAAACAAGAATTTAAGCCTGATATTATCTATATCGATTATCTTAATATCTGTAACTCTCAAAGATTGAGACAGGGTGCAAATGTTAATTCATATACATTTGTTAAGACAATTGCTGAAGAAATTCGTGGACTCGCCGTTGAGTATGCAGTACCAATTGTTAGTGCTACTCAAACCACAAGATCTGGGTTTACAAGCACAGATCCTGGACTTGAAGATACATCTGAATCTTTTGGTCTACCAGCAACTGTTGATTTAATGTTTGCACTTATCTCAACCGAAGAACTTGAAAACCTTGGCCAGATCATGGTCAAACAACTCAAGAATCGTTATGCAGACCCTTCTTATTATAAACGTTTTGTGATTGGTGTAGATCGATCTAAAATGAAACTCTATGATGTAGAAGTATCTGCTCAAGCCAATATATCAGATGCTGGTCAAGATGATACTCCGGTGTTTGATAATTCTACATTTGGGTCTAGAATGAAGACCGAAGGATTTAAATTCTAATATATCTGTTTATAAATATATTAATGCTCTAATTGTTACAATTCTGTTACAAAATAATTGTGTACATTAATTGCACTTTATTATATAATATAATTATAGAGAGATTATGTTAAAATTTAAACAATATATAAATGAAGTAAATAAAGAATTCAAAGATAACGGATTAACAATCTTTGACATTGATGATACTTTATTTCATACTACTGCTAAAATTGCTGTTATGAAAGACGGCAAAAAGGTTAAAGAGTTAACCAATCAGCAGTTCAATACTTATAAACTTAAAGCAGGCGAAAAGTTTGATTTCAAACAATTCAAAGATGCTGATAAGTTCTATAAAGAATCTCAACCAATTGAAAAAATGCTTAATAAAGCAAAAGCAATTATTAAGAATGTAGGTAAAAAACCTGGTTCTAGAATAGTTATTATCACAGCTAGAAATGATTTCAATAACAAACAAAAATTCTTAAAAACTTTCACAGATCACGGTTTAGATATGAGAAAGATCAGAGTTGAAAGAGCTGGTAAAATCAATGATGTTTCAAATGTAGCTCTTAAAAAAGTTGTTATCATTAGAAACTATCTCAATACCGGTAACTTCAAAAGAGCAAGACTCTTTGATGATTCAATGGCTAACTTAAGAGCCTTCTTACAAATGAAAAGAGAATTCCCACAAGTAACATTTGAAGCATACTTTGCTAAACCAGATGGATCAGTAAAGGTTGTTAAATAATGGCATATGATTTCTTTCCAAAATCAAAAGATGAAATTCAAAGAAAATTAGGCAATTGGTCTGAATCACAAAAAGAAGACGCAATGCGGTTATTTGATTTACTTAAATCAGATCTAGATGAACCAATTAATATTGATGTTTCTAAAAAGAGTCTTATTAATGTATCAAGACAATTGCAAGGTAAATACACAATCCTTCAAATATCTGCAAATGCCAAATTAAAACATATTAAAGTTAAATTTGGTAATGGATCTTCAGGTAATCGTGGTTCAAATAACAGAGGTAATTTGTTTGAAACACAATTTGCTGAAGCGCTATTACAATGGTGGGCCGGAGAAACACCGGGAGATAAAGTAATTTTAGATGCTATTGAAGATTTAGATAAAACATATAATCTTCGTAAAAATAAAACATTTAAAGTTGATATAGTTGGTGGAGAAAATACAAGACGACCATTAGTATTTGGTAGTGATATTGTATTAAGTAACCCTAAAGGCCAAGGATACGATGTTGGTGAATCTCTTACAGATATTACACTAACTCTTGATAATAAGAAAAAGATATTTTTAAGTTTAAAACTTGGATCAACCACAACATTTTTTAATGTTGGTGTAAAAACTATATTACCTGATGCTGATATTAAAGCGGGTAATTTAAAAAATAAAAATGGAAAAGCATTATTAAGTCTATTTGGAATTAAAGAAGACTTATTCTGCGATGTATTCAATGGTAAACTAAAACAACAAGTAACCGAAACACCAAGAGTAGACATAAATAAAATAACAAAACTATTATCATCTGGCATTGGTCATAACTACCACGTTATTCATAGATTTCCAAGTAAGATATTAAGTAAAAATATGGATAAAAGCGCTATGCTTAAAGCAGCAACTGTAAAAGGCGGAGTTAAAGTTTATTATGGTGGTAAAACAGGAACAGGTAAAAGGATTAACGTAGAGTTCCGATCTGGAACTTACGTATTTAGTATTAATATAAGGGACACTCAAGGCGGTAATGGTTATCCTACTCGAATGATGTGTGATTTCAAATATGCTTAATTTAAAAGGTTACATAACAGAATCAAAGAATGTTCATATGGAACATTTAGAAGATCTTGTATTTAATGAAGGTGTTAATGGCACACGTAAGGCTATTAACTTTTTACAAGACTTAAGGAATATGCTAGCCGGTAATAGCAAATCAAAAATTGTATCAACAGTAAAATGGGATGGTGCTCCTGCAATTTTTGCTGGTATAGATCCTCGAGATGGTAAGTTCTTTGTTGCTAAGAAAGGCGTATTCAATAAAGATCCAAAAGTATATAAAACTGCTGCTGATATTCGTAAAGATACATCAGGAGATCTAGCAAATAAATTGACCGTTGCACTAAATGAATTTAAGAAACTTGGTATTACAAAAGGTGTATATCAAGGCGACTTAATGTTTACAAAACCAGATTTAAAAGTGGAGACTATAGATAATGGAAAATATATTACGTTTCATCCAAACACTATTGTATATGCTGTCCCAGCTGGTTCTGATTTGGCCAATAAAATTCTAAAGGCTAAGATTGGTGTAGTATGGCATACTGAATATAATGGACCAAACTTTGAATCAATGACTGCTTCATTTGGACAAAACATTACAAACAAATTCAAAGCATCTTCTTCTGTATGGATGGATGATGCAACATATAAAGATTATTCAGGTACCGCAACATTTACACAAGCTGAAACTGCAAAGGTTACCTCAATCCTATCTGAAGCCGGTAAGTTATTTAAATCAATTGATGCTAATGTGATTAATTCAATTAGTAATAACCAAGAAATATTATCATTAATTAAAACATATAATAATGCAAAGGTAAGAATTGGTGAAAAGATTACTAATCCAACGCAGCATGTTGTTGGTTTATACCACTGGATTCAGGAAAAGTATCACAAAGAAATGAAC